AAACTCAGACGATTTAATAACGGAGTTTAACCAATACCTAAGAGGAGAAGAAGGTAACACTAACGTTTACAATATAGAATTAACTTATACAAATGAGGATGGAAGCATAGAGGTAGACATCCTAACACTAACACAAGAAGTATGATTAAGAATATTTTAGAACTGCTTAAGATAGACGATTTCTATGGAAAGACGGAGTTCATTGACATAGCAAAAGGTAAATATAAAATACCTACAAGTGTACGTGAAGCATACAAACAAGGTAAAAGAGAGTTAAAGAGTAAAAGACGTAAGTAATGGCTGAAAAGAAAGTAATAGAATTAGAGGTTAAGAGTGACTCGTTAGGAAGTCTTAAATCACAACTAAGAGCAGCGCAGAATGAAGTTACTGCTATGGCAGAAAAGTTCGGTGCAACTTCTGAACAAGCCGTTAACGCTGCAAAGAAAGCTGCTGAATTAAAAGATGCTATTGGAGATGCTAAAGCATTAACAGATGCCTTTAACCCAGATGCTAAATTCAATGCGTTATCTGCTTCTATTGGTGGTGCGTTAAATGGATTTCAAGCCTTTGAAGGTGCTTTAGGTTTAGTAGGTGTAGAATCTGAAAATGTACAGAAAACATTATTGAAGGTTCAATCTGCTATGGCACTCTCTCAAGGTCTTCAAGGATTGATGGAAGCTAAAGATAGCTTTAAGCAATTAGGCGCAGTAGCAGCAGATGCGTTAAAAGGAATACGCACAGGGATAGCAGCTACAGGTATCGGTTTATTAGTTGTGGCGGTAGGTACTTTAGTTGCTTATTGGGATGACATTAAAAGTGCAATTAGTGGGGTTAGTGCAGAACAAGAAGCGTTAAATGTTAAATCACAAAAAGACGTAGACCTACAAAAAGAAAAATTAGAGAGTTTAGATTCTCAAGACAATATCTTAAAGCTACAAGGACTTACAGAAAAGCAAATACTTCAGCTTAAAGTAAAGCAAACAGATGAAGCTATAAAGGCTTATGAAATATCTATTAAGAATCAGGAGCAAACTTTAAAAGCACAGATACAAGCTGAAAAGCGAAACAAAGAGATACTTAAAGGAATACTTCAATTTATTTTAGCACCTATAAATCTAATTTTAAAAACCGTAGATGGAATAGGTGACTTTTTAGGTAAGGATTGGAATTTACAAGACCAAGTAATGGATTGGACTGCTTCATTAATCTTTGACCCTAAAGAAGTAGAACAAGAAGGAATGAAGGCTATAGCAGAATCTAAAAAGGCTTTAGCAGAATTAAAGAACCAACAAGCAGGATTCCAGCTACAAATACAAGCTATAGATAAACAAGCAGCGGATGCTCGTAGACAAGCACAAAAAGAAGCTAACGATAAACGAGTAGCAGACGAAAAAGAAAAGAATGATAAGCTAAAAGAACTTGCTGAAGAAAAAGCTAAATTTGATTTAGAGCAAATTGAACTTGATGAAATTAGACAAGAACAAGCCTACCAAAGAAAGTTGGATGCAGCCGCAAAAGCCGCAGAAGAAGAGAAGGCTATGGAAGATGCTTTACGAGCAGAACGATTAGCAGCAGAACAAGCAGATGAAATAAGACAAGAGGAAGCGTGGGCAAGAGAACAAGAAGGAATAGCAAAACTTCAAGAATTAAAATACGCAGCAGTTTTACAAGGTTTAACATTAATATCTGACTTATCTGAAGCATTTGCTAAGAAAGGGGAGAAACAAGCTAAGAGAGCATTTGAGATACAAAAGGCAGCAAGTATAGCGGCAGCAGTAATCACAACTTACCAGAGTGCGGTTAGTGCGTATCAATCTCAGTTCTTGCCATTGCCTGACCCAACGTCACCTATTAGAGGTGCTATTGCAGCAGGTATAGCCGTAGCAGCAGGATTAGGAAACGTAGCTAAAATTGCATCTCAAAAGTTTGAAGGCGGTGGCAATTCTTCAAGTCCTACTCCGACTCCTGCGCCAAGTGGCGGTGGTGGTACTATTATTACTCCTAACTTCAACATAGTAGGAAATGCACAAGCTACAAATCCATTAGCAGGTTTAGGAGAAGGATTAATTCAAGCCTATGTAGTAAGTGGAGATGTAACGACTGCTCAGTCTTTAGATAGAAACAGAGTAAATAACGCAACGTTTGGTTAATTATAAAGTTATTAGGATATGAATAAGATAATAGAATTAGTGATAGACGAGAACGATGAGATGAGCGGAATAGATGCCGTTTCTGTGGTTAGTTCTCCAGCGATAGAGGAAAACTTTATTGCCTTACATAAACACGAAGTAGAGTTGAAAGAAATAGATACTGAAAAGCGTATCTTAATGGGTGCTGCTTTAGTTCCTAATAAACAAATCTACAGACGTAACGACAAGAACGAAGAGTATCATATCTATTTTAGTAAGGACACGGTTAGAAAAGCATCTGAGTTATTTTTAATGAGAGCAAACCAAAATAACGCTACATACGAACACGATAAGAAATTGAGTGGTATGAGTGTGGTAGAATCGTGGATCATTGAAGATGAGAAAAAAGACAAGTCTGCAAAATACGGATTCAGTCTACCTGTAGGAACGTGGATGATTTCTATGAAGGTAAACAACGATGAGGTATGGAAAGACGTAAAAGAAGGTAAAGTAAAAGGATTTTCTATAGAAGGTTACTTTGCAGATAAATACGAAATGAGCCTTAATCCTGCAGTTACTGAGCCAGAAAATGAAGATGAAGTATTACTCGAAGCAATTAAAAGAATAATTGTAGATGCAGAAAGACAAGAATTACGCTCATATACAGACTATCCAAAAGCAGCAGTTGAAAACGCAAAGATAGCAGTTCGATACGCTGAAGAGAACGGATGGGGTTCTTGTGGTACTGCCGTAGGGAAAATTCGTGCTAGTCAGCTTTCTAATAACGAACCCATTTCAGAAGAAACGATTGCTAAAATGGCAGCATTTGAAAGACACAGACAAAACTCACAAAAAGAGTTAGGAGATGGATGTGGTAGATTAATGTGGTTAGCTTGGGGTGGTGATGAAGGAGTAGAATGGGCGCAACGTAAATTAGAACAAATCAGAAAGTCTTAATGAAAATACCATATTACATAAGACACTTTGAAACTGACTCTTTAAATGGAGATGAAGGATTATATGTTGAAAATTCTGAAGGTCTTTCCCACAGAATATCTGTAGCAGATTTAACTTCTTATTTTAACACTAATCTCACTCCAAGTCCATCAATAAATAATTTTGTATTTGTAACTCAAAAATCTGACTTACCTACACCATCTGCAGGGGTAATCACATTAGCTGATGGAGTTACTTACTTCTTTACAGATGTGGTAGACCTTACAGGAGACAGATTAGTATGTGGAATCAATACTACTCTTTTAGGAGGCTCTTCTGAAAATTGCCGAATCAAATCAACTGGACTTGTAGGAACTGCACTGATTACATCTAATTATTCACTGCCAATAAGAAATATTACAATTGAGGCAAACGTAGCTTTAAATCTTGATGGAGATGGCACTACTACGGCTTTAGATTGGTTTGGTGTGAACTTTACAGATTGTGCTACTATTGGAACTATCAGAGACTATACTAATTTTATTATGCAAGATGGCGCGTTTTTGAATAGTGGAGGGATGACATTTGATGGAACTATAGGTACGGTAGGTTTTACTCAATGCCTTTTTGATAATCGTGCTTCTACTACTGCTATTCTTATTGCTTCTACTTGTACTATTTCAAGACGATTCAGAGTTATATACTCTTCATTTGTTACTTTATCAGGAGAAACATCTATAAATGTAAATGCAAGTGCTACCATTGGTGATGAGAGATATATTTTAGATACTGTAAATTTTAGTGGTGGCGGCACTTATATTAGTGGGGTCAATCAGACATCTAACAAAGCATTGTTTACTACTTGTGTAGGTATTCAAAACACAAGTACGAGAGGTTTCTATTATATGGTAAACAACACAACCGATACACCTATCGGAGTGCCTAATGTTAATGTTTGGGTTAAGGCTTTAGGAACTACAACGGCTGATTCAAACAATTCTAAATTTACACATACAAATAATAGATTAACATATACAGGCGCTTTTAATACTTCGTTTTTAGTTACTGTAAATACGGCAGTTAGGTCAGCAGCAGCGAATCAAAATATTAGTATTGGAATAGCAAAGAATGGTACTATTTTGCCTAATTCAGAGATGACAATCAGAACATCAACGGCTAACCAAGAGTTTCCGGGTTCTACTCAGTATCAAATTGACCTAGTTACGAATGACTATGTAGAGTTATTTGTTAGGAATTCGCAATCAGCGGATGTCAGAGTATCAGACTTGAATTTTTCAGTAGTTAAAATATTAGTATAAATAAATAAAATAAACAATGGCAAAACAAAAAACACCAAGTAAGACAAGTCCTAAAGGCGGTAAAAGAGGATGTCTATGTGACAACGGAAAATACCACAAAGATTGTTGTAATGGAGACTTACAGAATCAAGGTATAGGTTCATTAGTTCAGAGTAATGATAGCATTACTTACAACATAGTTCCACGAAATATTGGATAAAAATACAACAGATTAAAAACACGAAAGTTATTAAGTTATAAATGTTAAATATGAAAAAGAACGTAATCAATCAAATTAAAGAACTTCTTGGGATGGAAGTTAAATTGGCTACTATGAAACTTTCTGATGGAATGACTATTCTAGAAGCTGAAGTATTTGAAGCAGGAGCAGAAGTTTTTATAGTTGCTGAAGACCAAAAAATTGCTTTACCGGTAGGAGAATATGAGTTAGAAGATTCTCGAATCTTGGTAGTAATCGAAGAAGGTCTTATTGCTGAAATTAAAGATGCAGTAGCTGAAGAAGAAGAACCAATGGAAGAGCCAGAGGTAGAAATCGAAGTTGAAGCTGAAGCAGCAGCACCGAAAGAAATTAAAAAGACTGTTGAGTCTATCGTTAAAGAAACGTTCTTCTCAGAAATGGAAGCACTTAAACTAGAAAACGAAGAGTTGAAAGCTAAGTTGGAAATGTTTTCAAAAGTTGATACTACTACAGAAGTTGCTACTGAAGAAACTACTGAAGAGATTAAGATTGAATTAGAGGAAGTAACTCCTATTACTTTCAATCCTGAGAATAAAACACCAATAGAAGTTATAAAATTCGGACAAAAACGTGGTATGTCTACGATGGATAGAATTTTAGATAAGTTAAGTAAATAATTTAAAAACATAAAAAAATGTCATTAACAATTACAGGAAGTACTTATGCAGGCGAGTTCGCAGGTAAGTACATTGCAGCAGCACTTTTGTCTGCTCCAACATTAGAAAAAGGTGGACTTACTATCCATCCTAACGTAAAATTCAAGCAAGTAATTCAAAGAGTTTCTACAGGAAACGTTATCGCGAATGCTTCTTGTGATTTCTCTGATTCTACTACAGTAACTTTAACTGAGCGCGTATTGGCTCCTGAAGAGTTCCAAGTTAACCTACAACTTTGTGCTTTAACTTTGGCTGCTAACTGGCAAGCGACTGAGATGGGTTATTCAGCTTATAACTCAATCCCTAAATCATTTGAAGATTTCGTTTTGGCACACGTAGCAGAGAAAGTAGCTTCTTCTATGGAGACTACAATTTGGACAGGTGCTAACGCTACTGCAGGACAATTCGATGGTATCGCTACACAAATTGCTTTGGATGCTAACTTACCTGCTGCTCAAGAAGTAGGTGGTACTACAGTAAACGCAGGAAACGTAGTTGCTCAACTTGGGTTGATCGTTGATGCTATTCCTGCTCGTCTTTACGGACAAGAAGATTTGAAACTTTATGTTTCTCAAAACATCTACAAAGCGTATGTTCGCGCTTTGGGCGGATTCGGTGCTTCAGGTTTAGGTGCTAACGGATATGATAACAAAGGAACTAACCAAGTTCTAGGTGATGTATTCTTTGATGGTATTCAAGTATTTATGGCTAACGGACTTGCTGCTAACACGGCTATCGCTACACCAACTTCTAACCTACACTTCGCTACAGGACTTTTGAATGAGATGAATGAGGCTCGTGTAATTGATATGCGTCCAATCGATGGAAGCCAAAATTTCCGAGTAATTATGCGTTTCACGGCAGATGCTAAATACGGATTTGCTGAAGATATCGTTACTTACGGAATCACTAACTCGGCTAACTAATCTTAGTCAATAAAAGATAATTTGGGAGGGGTTAACGCTCCTCCCTTTTTTATAACATTTAAAACTTAAAAAAATGAGTTGTGATATTGCAAACGGAAGATTAGAAGCGTGTAAAGATTCAGTAGCTGGACTTG